CTTGCGGTTGCCGGCGCTGGCGCCGGCTCGGCGGTTGCATCGCATGTGGGACAGGCGGAGGGTCTGGGGTCCGCCGTACATGCGGCCGGGGAAGTGGTCGAGTTCGAGGGGCTGGGCGCGGTACATGGGGCGGCCGCAGCGGGCGCATGGCTGCCCTTCGGGCATGTCGCGGAGGGCCCGGATGCGGGCTTGCTGGTGCGCCCAGCCGAGTCCCTTGCTGGTGGTGGTCACGGGATCATCTGCATCGGCTGGATACAGCCGGGGCACCAGCCGTAACGGGGGTTTCCTAGGCTGTATTGCCGCATGGCACTGATACGGATGAACAGCGCTTTCCCGTGCGGGTCGGCCGGGCTGGGCCAGTGACCGCCGCGGGGATCGTAGAAAATCTCATTCTGCCCGCCGCAGGCGCGGCACTGGGCGTAACGCATACGGATGGTCATTGCACGGATAGTCATGGGCTGGCCTGGGGTTACGGGGGGTCAGCGTATGCTGGTTATGGTGTCATGAAAGTCAAGGGGCAGGCAAGGACCACCGTCCTGCAGCGGCGGGAAGGCAGCCGGGATGCTCGCCGCCGGGGGTCTCGAGGATGGCTAGTTTCGCTGATACGGCGGACAGGAGATTCCCGTAGCCGAACCGGCCGCATAGCGCGAGCAGGGTTACCAGGACGTCAGCGGATTCGGCTAGCGCTGCCCCGGCGCGCTCGGGATGGGAGGCGTCGCGTCCTTCGGCGAGGATCGCGTCGGCGACTTCCCCGAGTTCGGCCATTGCCTTGAGGGTGATGTCTTCGGGGGTGCAGGACGGGAACCGGGCGGCGTGCCAGGCTGCGGCCCGGTCCTGGAGATCAGGCGAACAGCGTGTCATGTCCGGGTTGTCCTTCCGCGACTGCGGTGGCGAGGTTCTTGACGGCCTGCCGGTAGTAGGACGGTTTCAGCTCGGCGCCGGCGCCGAGCCGCCCTAGTTTCACCGCACCATACACTTCGGAGCCGACCCCCATGAACGGGGTGAACACTCGTTCCCCGGGGTTGGTGCGCATGTCGATCAGCCGGAAGATAACGTCGAGTTGCAGCGGGTGGACATGCTTCTCGTCTTCCTCGTCGCGGGCTTCCTGGTAGCGGAGCACCCCGTCATGGTTGCGGTTGTCCCACCGGCCGAGGTTTCCCCGGATGTCATCCCACACTGATGACGCGTACTGCTGCCAGATCCAGTGCGAGTACCGGTTTTCTAGTTGGCTGCCCTGCCATCCGCGGTATCTCATCACGTCGGCGGGCGGGCTGGATGCCCCGTAATAGCTGGTGAACCCGTTGGGATGAGTGACCGGGACGGGGTTGTCTCCCCGCTTGCGGAAGATCAGCAGGTAGTCGGCGCCGGCGACCCCGGCGTAGGAGGCGTCGTCGATGGTTGTCTTGTGGGTGAGGTCTTTCATCATGGTGCGGTTGCGGACGGCGAGGGGTTCTTTCCAGATAGTGTGCCGGGCGATGTAGTCGAACCCGCATTCCTGGTGGAGCCGGATCAGGTCGCCGGGGAAGTCGGTGAGCGCGTCGCCGCCGGAGTTGGAGTGCGGGGTGTCCATGCAATGCACGGCGTTGATGCGGCCGGGCATGGTGATGCGGTGCAGTTCGGTGACGAAAAACCGGAATGCGGCGAAGAATTCGCCGTAGCTGCCGGCGTTGGACAGGTCACGTTCTGATGATGAGTACTTGTACAGACCGCCGCCGCCCATTCCTTCATCCCCGTAGGCGAACGGCGGGGAGTAGATCACGGCGTGCGCGAACCCGTCCGGCAGGTCCGGCATGACTTCCATCGCGTCACCGTTCCACAGCGCATACTGGCCGGTGATCAGGTTCTCGGCTACTTTGCCCATGACGGGACCTCCACGTCCTTGCGGTATTCGGTGGTGCGGCGGATTTCCATGCCGGCGCGCATGTGGCCGACCATGGCGGTGAACATGCGGTCAGCCTGCGCGGCTTTCCTGCGGAGCCCGGCGAGGGCGTTGGCGCCGCCGGGGGTGGTGATCACGTCGACGGTGACCGGGTGCTGCTGCCCGAACCGCCAGCAGCGGCGCACCGCCTGGTAGAACGCCTCATAGGAGTAGTCGGGGAAGTAGGTCATGCGGTGGCAGTGCTGCCAGTTCAGTCCCCATGCCCCGATTTTCGGCTTGGTGACCAGCACCCGTATCTCCCCGCGGGTGAATGCGGCGAGCTTGTCTTCTTTCGCGTCCGGGGTGTCGGATCCGGATACCTGCACCGCGCCGGGGATCAGCCTGGCCAGCAGATCACTTTCATCATTGAGATGGCACCAGGCGATTCCCGTCTTCACATGCTCGAGCAGGTCGGCGGCCTGCTCGCAGCGTTCGGTGATGGTGCGGCGCAGTTCGGCGCGTTCTTCATGCAGCCCGGTCGCGGGAACGTCGAACAGGGTTCCCTCAGCCGGGGTGACGGCGTGCACGACATGATGCCGGTATTCCAGCGGGGGGAGGATGAACCCGTCATCATCGAATCCGAGGTCGGAGGGGCGGCGCAGTGCCCGGGCCCATGAGGCGGTCCACCGCCAGAACGGCTCTTCCGCATGCCCTTTGAACCGCCACACGTCCCGGTCCTGCACCCGGTACTTGCCGTGGTATTCAGCGGAGGTGCGCATCCGGTTGGTGAAGAAGCGGGACAGCATGTCCATGTGCCCGAGGTAGCCGAGCGCTTCGGAGGAGGTGCCGAGCTCGATGTAGTCGTTGGGGGCGGCGGTGGCGGTGCCGAGCAGCCGATAGGGCATCTTCCGCAGGAAGTCGGTGACCATGGCACGGCGGACCCCGTCGAATGCCTTGATCGCTGATGATTCGTCGCACACCACCCCGCCGAACCGGGCCCGGTCGAATTTCTCGAGACGCTCATAGTTGGTGATCGTCACCGGGGCGAGTACAGCGCCGTCCCGGGAGATCGCCGCGTCAACCCCGAATTTGGCTGCCTCGGCTTCCATCTGGAATGTGACGGCGAGAGGGGTGAGCAGCAGCACGGGTTTGCCGGTGTGCTGGTGCACGTTCGCGGCCCACACGAGTTCTTGCGCGGACTTGCCGAGCCCGCAGTCTTCGAACAGGGCGCCGCGGCCTTGCCGGATCGCCCAGTCTGTCATCTGCGCCTGGAACGGGAACAGGAACGGGGGCATCCATGTGGGCTCGAATCCGGACTGGCTGCCTTCCTGGGTTTTCGCGGCGAGATACGCCGCCCATGACTGGTGTTTCATCATTAACCCCTCTGTTAATGAGATCGGTGTTTCATGTGATGGCTGCGGTTGCCTGGTTGATGCGGGTGAGCAGCAGCGCGGCCTGCTCGCGCAGCCGCTGGTGAAGGCCGGCGCGGTAGGCGTAGTCTTCGGCGAGATCCGCCATGCTGGGCAGTTCGGCGACTATTTCGGTCATGGTTTTCTCCGGTGGTAGGGCCCGCGGTGCTGCCGCCCGTCCGGGTGCCGGCGCCGCTGATGGGATCTGTAGGCGTCGTTGACGTTGTATTCGCGGGGCCAGGCGTCGGGGTGGCGGCGCCAGTGGTCATCATGCGCCCAGCGGCGGGCGGTGCGGCGGCTGATGCGGTAGATGGCGGCGATGTCCGCCATGGGCAGGTAACCCCGCAGGGGTCGGGTCGGTTTCATAGGCGGCGATCATGTCGCGGAGCCCGCGAATAGTGTAAGCCGCCAGCCCGGGGGCGCCGGGCTGGTCGGCGAGGTAGATATTGATGCCGGGCCCGGATGCGGAGGGAATATAGCGGATCCCGATCGTCCATCCGGGGTAGTCGAGGCGGAGCGCGGCGAGGGGCTCGCGGGCGGGGTCTAGTTTCATGCGGTGGTCTCCTGGGTGAGGCGGTGCCCCAGCCGCGCCCATTGGGCGGGTTCCCATTCATGGCGGCAGCGGGCGCAGCGGACTATGCACCCGGCAGGGTCGCGGATGATCGCGGACAGGGCGGCGGGCGCATCGCATTCGGGACAGGTGCTGTGCGGGGCGGGCAGCGGGATTACTGCCCGGCCGCGGGGATGGTCGTCGAGGATGCGGATGGCGTGGTTGCGGTTGCTGGTGAGCATCCCGGCGGCGCCGCCGGCCCACGGGCGGTGAGCGATCCACGGGGCGTGGGGGATGAGCCAGGCGGCCATGTCGGCGATGCGGCGGCCGGGCTGGGCGGGGGTGCCGCGTTCGTCGCGGGTCCAGGCGGTGATGACCGCGAGATCATGGGTGACCTGCCCGAGCCAGAGGGCGGCGTCGAGGTTGACGGGGATGGCGGTGCCTGCGGCGCGGCCTTGCGGGTGCCCGGGGGCGGGGGAGGGGATGAGCATCCCGGTGATGAGGTGCTGTTGCATGGCGATGGCTTTGAGGTCGCGGCGGATGCCCAGGCGGTGGTCGTCGCAGAGCCGGGTGTGGCCCCAGGCGGGGGCGGGTTTGCGGTGGCCGGGGGCTTCGCAGGCGGCGGTCATGTTCCGTAGCCTGCCTCATGCAGCAGCCGCACCAGCACATGCGCGGGAAGCATCGCGATCGTGTCGCCTGCCGAGCGGGCCCCCACGCCGTTCGGGAAGTACACAGCGATGTGGATTAGGTCATTCCCGTTGGCGTGGGCGCGGGACTGCGCCACCCAGGCCTGCGGGCGGAAGTCGCGCTTGAAGTCGCGGGCGGTCTTGTTTTCCCAGACGATGCCGGGGGTTCCGGTGATGTCGGTGCCCTTGCGGCCGGCGCCTGTTGATTCGGCGTTCGGCCATCCGTTGTCACGGAGGTATCCGGCTAGCGCGTTCTGCAGGGCGCGGCCGCGGGCGTCGCTCACCGGGGGACCGCGGACAGTTCGAACAGCGGCTCACCCAGGATCGCCTTAGCGCCGACCGGCACCCACTGCCGGGACCCCGCCTCGGCGATGTAGCACCTGACGGTGCCCTCCTGCCCGGGGAGATATTCGGCGACCAGCGCGGCCAGCCGTTGCTTGAGTTCTTCGGCCTGATCATCGGTGATCGTCCGGGCATCCAGGAGCGCCTCGCAGGACAGGGCCCGGTCGCGGGTCCAGTCGAACGGGAGCAGCTTGTCATTCATGGTCGTTGATCCATTCGGTGATGATGCGGTGCACGGTCAGCGGGATCGTGTACGCGAGCCCCGTCTCGGCGGTGAACTTCTCCCGGAGCCGGTGGAGCTCGGACAGGTCGGGGCGGGCGATCGCGAGGGTGCGGTTGTCGGGGGCCAGCCGTCCCGCTGCGGGGGCATTGTCAGCGGTCATGGTTTCCTCCGGTAGCATTCGGCGGTCGCCTCAGCGAGCCGCACCGCGGGCAGCACCTTCTGCAGCATCCGGTCGTAGGCGAGGCTCAGCGCGTACGCGTCGGCGGCGGACATCACGAAATCAACCTGCTCAGCGGTCGCGGCCGGGAACGCCCGCCAGATGACATACTCGACGCGGCCCCGCAGGTCGGCCAGCGCGGTGCTCAGGTCCAGCGCCTGCGCGAGCTGCGGGTTCACCGGGCACCCCCGGCGCGGCGGCCGCGGCACGCGGACTCATCCGCGCATTCCCACACGCTCCCGGTGAACCGCACCGCGGGATCTTCCTCCTGGTAACAGTTCCCGCACATGTGGCAGTACACGTCATAGTGCAGTGAGGCGAACATCAGGTGCCTCCCGGTGAGGTTTTCTCGGCGGCGAGCCTGCGGGCCAGCGTCTCAGCCTCCCGGAATGAGAGCTGATCAGTGCCGGTGACGGTGACGCCGGGCAGGTACTTGCTGATCGCGGCCATGTGATCGTCGTGGGAATGGCGGCCGGTCTGCCGGTAAAGGATCTGCAGGCGGCGCCGCTGCGATACGTTGATGCTGCCCGGCGCGGCCTTGGCTGCCTCATCATCAGGGCCCGGGGTCTGGTATTCGGTTTCCTCCCCGGCGGTGTCCCGCTGCCGTTGCATGCGGCGGGTTTTGGGGTCGGCGGGCGGGGTCCAGTTCGTTCCCTTATCCGCGGCGGCCTCAGTTTCGGCGCCGGCGGCGTCGTCGTCGTCTTCGGCTGGGGCGATCCCGAGGACCGCGTTGAGGACGTAGCGGCGCGCGTAGGTGATCGCGCCGCCCATTGTCTGCGGGGTGTTCGACGGCAGCGGGTACACGCCAGCCCGGGTCTGGCCGGTGGGAATGAATTCCAGTTCCCACCGGAGCACGAACTGGGGCTGCTGCCCTTCCGGCCGCAGCAGATCGGGATCGGTGTGCCACGCGAACCGGTGCCGGTGCAGGATGGGGAACACCGCCTCATGGATGGAGGGCAGGTCGGCGTAGGAGGTTTTGCGGGTGCCGACCTGCGCTTCGGCGGTTTTGGTGATGCGGGGGATCTGCGACTGCAGCTCAAGGAACGCCTCGCCGAATGTGCGGGGCCACGTGTTCCCGGCCAGGTCGTCGTGGCGGCCGTGATGGTTTTCGGGGAGTTCGCAGCCGAGCCCGCAGGTTCGGGCTGCCCCGGCGGCGGGTGCGGGGCTGGCGCCTTCCGCCCTTGCCGGCGCCGCCGGGGCAGGCTCACGGGCGGTCATGACGGGACGCGCCCTGTTCTGGCGGCCTGCGCGCGGCGCTCGAGCTCGGCGGTGATGCGGGGGATCAGGTCCCCCCACCTTTGCGCTTCGGCGATCTTGACGTGCCAGGTGGTGACCAGCCGGCGGTAGAGGTCGCCTTCGGCGGCGGGGAGGCTGGTGAGCTGCCGGGTGAGGTGGGTTGCGGCGTCGCAGGCGTCAAGCATTTCCATGAGGGCGCGGCCCT